ACTAAAAGAATCTATTAAAGGAATGAACATTAAAATTTTTAATGCATCCCCAACATCAAGACTTAATACATTTCCTATAATAACAATAGAGGAAGCATTATCCCTTAGATGATCTACGAACATAAGTCATGAATTCCCTTTGTTCTCCTTTTAATAATGATTTACAGTGTTGAGTAAAGTTGATTGACGAATCTATTATTCTTTGATCAACTCTTTTATTTGATGAGTTATGAGACTCTGAGCACTTATTACATACAAAGTTTTCAACCTTTCTGGAATCCATCCTTGATTTAATCTCAGTTTTGCAAATACCACAATTCCAATCTACTAAATCCGAGTCTTTTTCTAATTCTTTAATATTTGTAAAGGTTTCTCTAAAAGGATTCCAAAGTATACGGTTAGGATTTTTTTCATGTTCATTCATATCCTCAACCTTAAATATAATCTCAAATGCATCTACATCAGAATCTAACCATTTCATATGATTATTTTCTAATAAAAGTTTTTGCTTCAAAGGAGGCAGATTCTCCAATAGAATTCCATGCCTCCTTTTATACCATCCAAAATTAATTTTTCTTACACGATACATAGTGTCTATTTAACAGTTGCAACATTCACAGCTACATGATGTTCCACAGTTACATACTTTACAATCACATTTCATATTAATAATTATTTTTGCATATTTTGTGTTAACCTTCTAAACTTTTCAGAAATAGATTCTTCTAATGGATTAAAAGATTCTGGTACTAATGCAGCTAGTTTCTTTTTAGCATCAGCTTCCTTTTTCTTAAGTTCAGCAATATCTTCTTTACTATCTTCAATTGCCTTTTGTAGCTTTTGAACCTTTTCTTCAGAACCTCTACCAGTCTTTAAATCTCTTTTAGCCTGTTCTAAATCTTTGGTAGCTTTATTCATTGTAGTTCTTTCAGCTTCTATGTTATCATTAAAGCTTTTAATATCAGCTTCTAATTTTGCACCTGGATCATTTTTACCAGTCTCAGTCTCTGTTTCAGTCTCTGTCTCTGTTTCAGTTTCAGCATTCGGATCAATAGCCTTTATCTTTTTCGTAATCTCCCCGATGTCATTTCCTAAACTTTTGAGCAATTCATCGTTGCCATCTAGCTTAGCTTTTTTCTGTTGGGCTTGTTTAAATTTAATTTCTGCTTGTAGTTTGGCCTTTTCATCTTCGCCGTCTTTTACTTTATCATACGCAGCTTTAGCTTTAGTAATCTCACCTTCAACAGCTTCTTTAGCCTTATCAGCTTTTTCTTTATCTAACTTTGCCTTTTCTGCAGCTGCAGCCTTTTCCTTTTCACCTGGCAATTCAACTTCTTTTTTATCACCAGTAGATTCATAATCTTTTAAAGCCTGTTGTGCATCAGCAGCTTTACCTGCTAATTCTTTAATTCTAATCTTAAGTTGTTTTGATTCTTCGCCATCTGCTGCCTTCAGCGCAGTTTCTGCTGCCGCTAGGTTTGATTTTGTAGTTGCAATAGTTACCACCTTTTTAAGAGCGTCAGATGTAGCCAAGTCTTTCATTCTTTGACTAACTGCAGATGCTTTATCTTTTAGTGCTTGATTCTTAGCTTTATTTGCAGCATCTAAAACCTCCTTTTGCTTAGGATCTATTTTACCTGCAGACTTTTCTTTCTTTTTAGCATGATCAACATTGTTTAAAGCTATTTGAACTTTAGTCTGTTGATACTTCTTGGCATTATTTTTAATCTTTGTATATTTAACAGGATTACTTGCAATACCTTTAATATCGGTAATACCTTCGTCTACACCTTTATTAGACTCTGTTATAAATTGATTGTATGATTTTAATCTTTTCATATCTAGTTATTGATTTTTTTATATATTAAGGTTATTAAAACAAAAAAAGGTCCGCCGTTAAGCGAACCTTTTTAAAAGTAATATATCTAACTAGGATTAGATGATTGATACACCAGTACCAAAGTTGAATCCTAATGTGTAATACATTGTTTCTGGGTGGAATCCAGCGTCTACTAAAGCGAATCTAGATTTAACCGCGATTTTAGGAGCCATAGTTCCTTCTGCGATTGTCTCAACAGATTCAGCCATTAAGTAAGGCATGAATACTAAACCAGGAGAATTACCATCACCTTTTCTACCTACAGCAACTCTATAGTCAGTCCAAGCCATGTTTGGATCAACATAAATAGTTACACCAGCCAAAGCACCGATTGGATATAAAGATCCACCAGCTTGGTTGATTGTATTTGATAGTGGGTAAGGTACGAATCCTGCAACATCCTGAAGTGCCGTAGCAATTTCTCCAGAACATACTGCGAAGCTAGCAGGTCCTCTTCTTCCTCTTGTTGCGATTAGGTTAGAAGCAGCAAGAATCTTAGTATACAACCTACGTTGTAATGATCCTTGTGTTTCACCACCTGCACCAACTAATGTATCAGCAACAGTTACAGCAATGTTAGCGTTACTACCATTTCCAGCTCCTAAAGAGATTGAAGTTGTAGCAGCACCTGATGCCACGAATGAAGCAGATAATACTAATCCATCAACAGCACTTACATTACCTGCATTAGTAGCTCCATTTCTGAAGATTCTATCCAAGATGTATTTGTTAATAGATTGAGTTAATTCATTTACCAATACAGCTTCTACTTGAGCAACTGCGTCGATTCCGAATTGTTTTAAATCCTGAACTTGTTCTCTAGTCACGGCAGCAGCAACTTGGAAAGTTTTAGCAGCAACAGACTTATTGAATAAGCTTAGTCCCATAATGTTATCTGGAGTAGACTCACCTTCACCTCTTTGGTAAGGATCGTTACCAGCAATTGATTCCGTTAATGGAGACGGAGCAGGGTTGTTAGCTTCAAACGCATTACCAGAGAAACCAGTAATATGATCTTCTAAAGCTTTAACATATTCAGCACCATCAGCAAACGTACCGATTGAAGTAGCTACTGGATCATCAGAATATAAATCTGTTGGAGTTAGACCACCTACGATAGCTTGATAAATTGCTTCATAACCTTCTTGACCTTGTGCAAAAGCAGCAGTAGTATCTGTACCTCTACCTCTTACACGGAAGATTGGGAAACCATCGATTCTTGATTTACCTACAAAAGTTAATTCGTAAGCAGCGTTAGTACCAGTACCAACATAGTATTTAGTATCTACAGCAAGTACAATACCAGATGCTAATGTAGCGTCTACTTTGATTAACAAAGGAGCAGAGTCAGTTACTTTTCCACCAGCATCGCTAGTTCTACCTCCACCGTATACAAAGTCTAGGTAAGTTAATACTCCCATAGGGCCTTGCATTGGTACAACTGGTACTAAGTCTAAACCTACAGTCTGAGCAGCAACCTGCATAGCAAGTGGCAACAAAGAAAAAGGTCTGTCTCCAGAACCGTTAGTCATTCCGTTGTTGAAGTTGTTCATTGTAGTAGGATCGCTTGGAAAAGCAGTTGCTCCCATACCTTGAACATTCATGTTAGGGTTTAAGTGTACAGTATTATATACACTTTCATTAAGGTTGTGGTAGTGACAGTACTTTGACATCCAAGATAACTTAGACTTTTCAGTAATACCAGTACTTTCCTCAATGATAGGGGCCCAGGTCTTTTGAACCTCAGCCTCGTTGATTAATTGATTTGCGTACATTTTAAAAATTTATTTTTCGCATTTTTGGAATTTTTCAATTCCGGTTATTTAATCGCCTAGGTTCTTTTCTTCTTAACCATTCGATTAATATCTTTTAGATTAGATTATCTACCTAATCTGAATTTCATTTTGTTTACTAAGTCATTTCTAAATGATTCATTTATTAATGGCTCTTCTGTATTTGCAGCTTCAGCCGCAGTTTTACTTTCATTAATAGATTCTGTAACAATTTGAGTATCCCTTAGGTCTCTTGTTGCCCAGAAATTATTAATTCCATATTGATTGCTAACTGGGTGAAACCTTGATTCAGAAACTATTTGGCTTTTTCTTGCCTCAGAAAGGTTATTCCATTTTTCTTTGAATTTTTCTGGCATATCAGAAACAACATCTAATTCTCTTTTCTTTTCAATAAAATTAGATTCCCAAATATTTTCAGCTTGTATAGTTGACATAATTGGTTTAGAATTCATTGATTCTACAATCATAGCTTGCTTCTCTGTAGATAAAGAATTAAATTCATTCTTTTTAGATTCTCCTAAGAAATTCATAAAGTGCATTTCAGATACATTCTTAACTTCAGCAGCTGCAATTAACTTTTCTAATTTTTCTTCAATAGAATTTTTATAATCTACAGTCTCATGAGTTTTACCACATGATTCACACATTTCTTTTAGTTTGCCTTTATCAGCATCTGGATACTTTTCACATACCTGTTCATAAGTCATGCCTTCGTCCATGCATTTTGAAACTTCTTCCATAGTTGGCATAGCACCTTCATTAGCATAACCTTCATTTATTGAAGCAGCATTAGGGATGTTTACATTTTCTGCAATGTATTCAGAATATTTAATACTCTTATCTACATTTTCGCCAAGATACTCAGAATAAGCAATATTCTGATCAACTTTTTCTGCTACATACTCTGCATAATCAATACTCTTCTCTACATTTTCAGCAACATAGTTAGAATATTGAATTCCTTTGTCAGCCATTTCAGCAACATGCTCAGAATATTGAATACTACCATCAAGCTCTTCAGCTAAATAACTAGCATAATCTTTAATTGAATTTACATTCTCTGCTAAGTAGTCAGAGTAAGAAATATTTTTGTCTAAGTTTTCTGATAAGTATTCAGCATAATCAGTAACCTGATTTACCTTCTCTGCAATATGCTCGGTGTACTTAATAAGTTTTTCCATTACCTCATCATTGTTAGAATTAGTAGATTCCTTAACATTACTTAGAACTCCAGATACATATTCAGTATACTTTTGAAAATCTTCGACGGATACATAGTTTTTATTTTCCATTGTTAGATCTTTTTTATTGTTGTTATTATTTTCAGTTTCTTCCATTTCGTAAATTAATATACCATCTTCATTACTTAGGCCAAAAGATTCATTTACTCTTGATAGTTCAGCATTCTCAAAACCAGGATCTGCAACTAAATCATAAGTAAAAAACTTTTTAATTTTAACTTTACCATTTTCATCTACTGTACCAGCAGCTCTACTTGAAATATGTAAAGGGATACCATCTTTGATAAGAGCTTGTGCTTCTTTACCTTTAGAAGTATTTAGTAATCTTATTTTACCAATAACTTGCTTTTTAGCTTTATCATAATCCAATGATTCTACAACATGAGAGACATTAGCTAAACTAACATCAAAATCTTTAGGGTGGTCTAATTCACCTAAAAGCTTATTAGTCTTAACCTTCTCTTGCAATTCGTTAATGTGAGGCATTACTTCTTTTTCCTCATAAATTCGGTTATTCTTGTTCTTGACATCAAACTCGGTAAATACACCTTCTAATACAACCGAACCGTCTTCACCAGTGGTTATATCTAAATTTGATTTTTGTCTTTCAAGAATTAATAATTTTTTTCCTGACATTTTCTAGTAGTTATTTGATTTATATATTACAATCTCTGTAAAGTTTTTATTAGAGGTCTGCTAATGGATCCTCATCAGCTGCACCTTCTTTCTTCTCTGGTTTAAAATCTGCTTTATCAGCACCTAAAAGGATCTTTTCAATATCGGCTTCAGAGTAATTTTCCTTCTCTAAATCAGCTCTTTCTTTTGCTCTGGCATTAGCCTTCAGATCCTCACGAGTAAAGCCACCGTACCTCTTAACCAAGAATCCTAAATCGAAGTATGGAATTTCCTCCATTTCTGCTGTCATCGTACTTAACTGAGTTTTTAAGTTACCAATAAAATCAACTCGTTTTGTTTGTAATTCCATCTCTTTCATTTCTTCAAAGACATTATCTTTAACAAAATTAAGTCCTAATCCTGATTTAAATGCAACGTCATTTTTCAATTCAGGATGGTTAAGGCACATTTGAAGATACATAGGTTTAACTAATATTTCCTGAAATATAGATCTTAAACGATCAACAAACTTTGAAAATTTAATTTCATCCCTTAGCATTCCGCTGGCATCCATATCATAAGTATTACCGCCTTCCTTATCAAATCTTGAGAAAGGAATTTTAGAAGCCATTTTTAACCTATCAGCAAAATACTTTAAAGATTCGGTATCACCTAAATCAGGTCCATCGCCACCAATTGTACTAATCTCTGGCGCCTCTCCATCTTTTGATGGTAACCAGTATTCTTTATTAAATGGCATCATTGGTTTTCCGTTAGTTACAATTTCACCGCTTTCTTGGTTAAAATCAACAACCTCTCTATAAGAATTCATTAACTGTGCAAGTGATTGTTTTGCTCTAGTTTTAGATTTACCACCAACGGGTATAATAAATTGAGTTTTAAATGAAGCATTAGAAACAGCCCAGATAATTCTAGTTGTTTCCATAATTCTTAAAAGGTTAAAAGATCTTATTAATCTTTCAACATAGGATATTCTCATTGGAGAATTAACTTGAGAATAAGAAAGGTATATAATCTGTGAATCCCATAACTTTCTCTCTTTAGCACCCTGTCCTTTATATTGTACCCACTGTTTCTTTCCAGTGTCAGTATCAATACCAGGCATTAATGATATAGGGTCTAATTCTTTAAATCCTATAATCTCTGTCTGTTTATCATTATACACTATCTCAAAGGCAAGGAATCCATCAACTAACCATTTTCTAAAGTAATTCCATGGCTGAACTGAATCATTAAATCCAAAGTAATTATAAAGGTTATTATATACATCACCAATCTCATCTTCAATGGAACTTGCAATATGACCATGAAAATGGGCATATGCCATAAAGTTAGATTCATCAAATACAATAGCCTCATCTGTAATAACATCTAAGATATCTTCTATCTCATCTTGTACTGCATACTCTCTAAGTTGATCTCTCTTTCTTTCATAGTCCTTATCAAAGATAGAAATATTTTTCTTCATTGTAGTATCAGTCAATGATAATGCAGCAAATGCGCTATACATATCATCGCTATCTGAACCCATTGGATTAAACGTGTAACCCATCTGATTTTCAGTAAACCCAACAGCTCGTGAATTACGAATAATCATATCATCGTAAGCCATGCCTAAATTAGAAAGATCCTTTAAAATCTTTCTTACTGGATTACCTGTACTTAAGGGTCCTCTTCTATCAGTAAAACCTGCCATATTGTTTTATCTTTTATTGTTTATATATTCTTGTAATATAATGCTTGTGCCTCATTAATATTTCCGCCAAAAAAATGATTCTGATTATTGACGGCGCCAATGTACCAATCTTCATATCCTAACATTCTCGGTTTTCTTATTCTGTCTAATCTATATTGCCTAATAGCATAAGTAATATTATATTTTCTACCTAATGATTTTTTTAAATTATCATAAGTAAATTGTTCTAATCTCGCTTGATTAGCAGGATCACTTGGTGCTTTATTTATTGAGGTAGATATTACATTTTTAAATGATCTGAATACTTCAGATAAAAAAGGTAATCTAGCATCATAAGGAATGTAATGTAGATTTAAACCTAGTTGATGATTATTATCACTTTTACCTAAACCTAATACTAAAGGGTAAGTATCATAAAAAGTTTCATCTGGTGTAAAATATTCAAAGGAATACATTTTACCGTTATCCAATGTTCCTTTTGCTATACTACCAATAGTCTTAAGGTCTTTATCTGATTGTTTAGATGCGCCGGTTCTACCTTTATAATCTGCAAGGTAAATATCTAAGTCTTCTTGGAAGGATCCTACTAATGCCATTAGAATAATTTAGAGTCTTCTGTTAAAAGCATTACTTTAAAATTTCTTAGTTTAGCCATTTTATTTAATGCTTCAGTTTTACAAAGGTTTCTAACATATGTTTCATATCCATGCTGAAAGTTTTTTAATGCCTTTGCGGTTTTTCTTTTAGGTGCTTTCGGTTTTTGTAATTGAGCCTTTGGTTTTATCTCTACAACAAATTCTTCCATTATTCCACCTTTATCCATTTTCATATAAAAGTCTGGATAATAGTTATGGAACTTTTTGTCTAGCATATTAAAGTATTTTACAGAGAAAGGTTCAGATGCCCATTTTATTACTTCTTCATTATGATCACACCAGTGGCAAAACTTTCTTTCCCAACTACTTCTATATATAATTGGATGCTCCCCAATATACTTTCGTGGATTAATAGGATTATAATACCCTTGCTTAAATCCAGACTTAGAAGTAGGTTTTACCTTTTTAATGCTCATTTAAAATTATATTGTATAAATACCATCGCTATCAGCGCTACCGTTAATTGAAACAGTCCCTGCATATTTTCTAGGATGTAGTTTATTCCAACCTTTTGCAAATCCTCTTTTACATATTTCAGTAAAATAAGCAAATGCGTTAGTAGATTTTTCTGGGTTAAAATTTCTCCAATATTTAAACAAATCCATATAAGCAGATGCTATACAATCTTGTCTATCATCAGGGTTTGCATATGATAATTTTCTAGAACATTTATCTGCTAATAGCATTAAGAATTCTAATGCCTTTGGTGTAAGCTCATCTTGTTCCTTAGATAAAATTATTTGTTCAAGAAGATCTCTATTATTTAGGTAATTTCTTTTTCTTGCCATTTTGTAAACGTTTTGTTTATTATTATATACAAAAAAAGCCGATAGTTTATTTTACTACCGGCTCTTCAGTTTATTTGGATTAATTAAATCTTAACACTTAATTGACTCTTAGGGCAGATTGTAGTTTTTCCAGATTTAGGATCAATACATTCTAATGAATCATTATCACCTAATGAAGTATAATCTTCAGCACTTACCATAACTTCTTGACCTTTTTTAAGACCATTTCCGTTCTTGTTAACCTCAGCTTCTACAAAACCGTCGTCTAAATACTCTTTACGACTTTTTTTTTCTGTTATTGATTTACTATAAGTTTCCTGTAAAGATTTTTCAAATTTAGAAATTTCTTCTTCTAATAAATTCATAGCCTCAGTAAGTTCTTCAGTTTCACCAAGCTTACTAATAGCATCTTTTACTTTAGATTTCTTTTCTTCTAAAAAGGTAATCTTATCTGAAATATCAGCTCTTGATTTTTCAATCTTAGCAGCCTCATCATTTTCAGCAATTAATTCTTCAGAAAGAATTGGTGAAGCATCATAGTTAATAAATTCTTTAACCAACTTAACCGTTTCAGTTGCAGATGATACTAATACCATTTCGTTTAGATGCATTGCAGAATTAACTTTATTTACATAGACTCCTTCTTGTACAGCAATCATGGTTAAAAATAAATTTTCAAATTCAGTTGATGTAATATTTGTAAAGTTATCCATTTCAGCAAGAAGATCAGCAGATTCAAAGAATTTACATACATTATCTATTTTCCACTGATTTCTATAACCGAAAAAGTTAAGAGCCATTAAAGATTCTTTTAATTCAATTATACTAGCATTTGATAAATCAGTCTTTCCTAATTTAATTGTTCCTTCAGCTAAGTTATATTCTAATGTTCTATCATTACCTTCACCGAAAGTAACTAAAGTTCCATCCATATTTTTAAACATTCCTAAACCTTCTAATACATCGAAGAATCTTGAATCTTTAACTTCAGTTTCAGTAATTGTTTTTCCATCAAAGTTATAATTCTTTCCATGTAAGTGGAATGTTAATCCGTTTTCTGATTCTAAAACTGGTGAAAGGATAGTAGAAATTGTACCGCCTCCATTTGAAGTAGCCTTATCATCTTCTGCTTTCATTTCATTTAAAATACTTTTACAGTCTAATGACCATGGATTCTTTGCAGCAACTGCAGAAAATTTAGATTTAATAGAATCAGAAGATTCCGTTAATAAACTTTCTAGATCATTTACTAAACCTTCAAACATTTTACCTTTTTGGGTTTGTGTACGTGATACAGCTTCAGCTATTCTAAAAGACCATTTAGTATCGTTATAAGCACCTACTATATAAGATCTTAATTCTTTAATTGGATTAATCCAATCTGAAGATGCCAAATCTCGATGAAGGTTTTTAGCAATGTTAAATTTTAATAATGGATTAACACTGTTTTCTATTTCTTCACTGATAACTTCAGTTTCTTCGTTTTTGAATCTCATTGGGAATGCCTTAAGAGATTCTTCTAAAATGTTGAGGGCATTATTAGCTGTATAAGAAACTCTGGAGTTATCCGAATTCATTACCTTTAAAGCTTCAATGCTCTTCATAACATTTTCGTGCAGTTCAGCAATTGTAAATTTCATTTCGTTATGATTTTTTTGTTTATTATTATTTTCTGTAATTTCTGTTTGATTTCCTTTGAAGGCATTAATAGCACTCATTGCTAATTGCTGAGGTGTACCCATTCCAACTAGTACTGATAATACTTGTTCTTCTGTCATAGGTCCACTTTCAACAACTTTACCATTTTTGCCATCTAGCTTTGTTTTACCGCTTTGGTTAAACAAAACACCAACAATGTCAATTAATTGCTGTGGTGGTGCATTAAGGTAAGGTGCATCAGTTTGAACACCATATTGACGGTCAATTGAACCATCAGTGTAAACTTGAGTTTGGCCTTCTTTAATAACTTTTTCCATATTATAGAATTTGATTTGTTTTATATATTCTAAGAACTTAGAGTTAATTATTCCTCGTCCTTTTTAGCATTTCTGTAATTTTTACTATCCTGTGATTCTTCTGGTGGTGGAGCTGAACTAATTGCACTTTCGCCAAAAGGTCCTCCTACTTCTTTATCGGTTGTAGAATTAAATCCACCATTACTCCAAATACCTGTATTTCCTGGTGCCATTCTTATATCAGTAAGACTTTGAGAAATACCTTGTAATACTCCACCAAATTGAATTCCTAGATTACCATTACTGTCTGATCTTAATTGACCAACACCGTTTGCATTAGGATTATTTGCGATTGATTCTTTAGTTATTAGGTCAATCTCAGGTAATAAAATACCACTTTCAAATACTGGCATAAATGATTTTAACTCCATGTCAAAAGTAACTTGGAATTCTTTTTTATCATTCAATCCCCATTCAAATAATCTTTCCTGTGAAAACTCTTCAGGAACTGACATTGAAGCGTTTACTCTAAACATACCTAAATCACAATTAAATAAGGTACCTTTATATAATTTACTCATAACAGATTCAGTAACCTTTAACATTTCTAAATTATTAGAACAAATTATAGTTACACCGAATCCTATAGTTATTGGTAAAAAATTAGTCATTAAAGAAAATGTCTTTAATACACCTTCATATTCTCTAACAAACTCAGCTCTTGTAAATTTATTAGTTTGCTCATCAGAATTAATTGACATTGAATTCATCTGAATAATACCACGAGGAACTACCTCATAATCACCAACAGCCTTACCTGCCTTTTCGGCATCAAACATAAAGTTATCTAAAAGAAACCTTTCATTACCTGATACTGAATAGAAAAAAGGTACTTCTATTTTCTTTAAAGTGTCTTCATCTACCTGATTGTAGTAATAAACTTTTTTACTAAGCTCTGCTAACATACCTACTACTAAGTACCTTAGGATAGTATTATCTTTATTAAATTCTTGATTATAAGCTGACATTCATTGGTCTTTGTTTATATTCTATTTATCCAATAGATTCAATGTTAAATTCGCTAAATCCACCGTCTTTGGTTATTTCAATTTTTTTATCAAAATATTCACTCGGTAAAACAGTATGATTGATAACAAAGGTATTGAGGCCTATATCTTGTATTGTATTATGAAGTATGTTAATTATATGGTGTACACCATCAGAGTCAATAGAAGAGAAGATTTCATCTAGAAAAAGAATGTTTAGTGAAGGGAACCTAACCTTAATCATTTTTATTAATGCCATAATAATTACAAAGTCTACTTTCTTCTTCTCACCAGTACTTAGAGTCTTAGGACTAATTTCAGTTCCTAAATGATGGAGAGAACAATAAAACTTTTCGTTAAATCTAATACCAAACGGTATTCCCATCTCTCTTCCCATTAATTGTATGTGGTTATTAAAAGAAGGTAATATAGATCTTACGGCTAAATTCTTAATTCCGTTTTCACCCATTATGTTCTCTAAGATAGTTAAGTAATAATCCTCACCTTCACTTTTTAACTTACCAGTAGATTTATCATCTTTTCGGTTTTTAAAATCTTTTACTAGTTGTTTAAGATGTGATCCTGATTCGGACTCATCCTTATCAGCCATTTCAATTAACTTATCTTTAATGGCTTCCATTTGAGTTTCTAATTGACCAACCTTAACATGTATTTTTCTACCTTTTTGTCTGAGATCGGTTAATTCAGTTTCTGCCTTTTCAGCATCCTCTTTTATTTGATTCCATTCAGTAAATAATAAATCTAAAGAATCTTGTTTTTCCTTTTTAATATCTAGATGAAAATCAGAATTAAGAGGAGCTGTACATGTAGGGCATTCATTGTTTTCATAAAGCTTAAGCTCTTTCTTAACAGTATTAATCTTAGAATTTAATGTTGATTTTTTATTGTTTTGCTTTCTTGAATTTTCATCTAATTTTTCTAAGTTAACTTTTGTTGCAGACGTAAGCTCTTTTAATTTTTTTCTATTTTCATTTAACTGCAATAGCTTTTCCTTAAGAACTTTAATCTTTTCAGCATCTTTATTTTTACTAACCTTTTCAAAATGCTTTATCTTATCAATTACAGATTCTATTGATTCATTAAGAGTTCTTATTTCGTCATCATATGTTCGGATCTCCTCAATAATAGATCTTCGCTTTTCTTTAACAGATTCAGCCATTTCATTAATAATAGAAAAACCAAATATCTTATCAATGATTCTTTTCTTATCATAAGGAGACATTGTAATAAAAGACTTAAAATCATTTACAGATAAAATAATTACATTCTTAAATACATGATATGGTATTTCATAAATTTCTGTTTCTAAAAAATCTTGCAGGTTTACTTTACCTGCAACATCATATTCAGATCCATTTATTTTAACATTAAAAATACCAGGATTAATTCCTCTTTCTATTTCAACAGTGTTATTTTTAGATTCTAAATGTATCTTACCCCAAAGGGCACCATTCACTCTGTTTGGTAAATCTTTTAATGTAGAACCTTCTACTTTACCGTAACATAAATAAGTTATGACTTTTGCTAATGTACTTTTACCTGCGCCATTGCCACCAAGAACTAAATAAAGATCACTTTTATCTTTATCAAATTCAATGACCTGTGTACGGTTTCCGTAACTTGCAAAGTTTTTAAATTCTACAGATTTTATTTTCATATTACTTTTTAGTCTTCATAGTTAGGTGATAATGTTCTTTTGTACAATTCTTGTACCGATGCCTTTAACCTTTCTTTTAAATCTTCTTCGTATTCTAGAGAATTAATATATTCTGCTGCAATATTCATTAAGTTAAGTTCTCCGTTAAAATCTGACATCTCGCCATCTTCTCTATCATAAGGATTTTCTTCATCATAAATTCTAGGTTCTAATTTTCTAGCAACACCATCTAAATAATCCATAAACATATTAATGTTATATTTACCTAATACATTTGATGGGATAAAAACATCGACAAAATTATCCTTTATTTCCTTCTTTATATCTTCCATACGCATCTCTAAGATATCATTTATATAATACCTTATAAATTCTGGGCTCCTCTTATTCATAAAGAATTCATGCTTACCTGTATCTAAATCCAATACATAGATACCTTTTTGATTGCCTCTATCAGATCTTGTCATTTGGTAAGGATTACCTACAAGTACAAAATTTTGTTTATCTTGTCTATAATGAATATGACCAGAGTATACTCTTTTAAATCTTTTAAATATACCAACATCATTACCTCCTTCATGTAAATGTTTTGTACTAGGAGAAGTTTGTACACCTCTCGTTTCGGTATGACAAAACATATAATCAATATTTTCTTTAATAGAATCTAAAGTTTCTTTTTCATGAGCATGATCTCTTCTCCATGGCATAAGTAAACATTTAGTATCTCCATACTTTAAAATCTTAGGCTGCTTATGAACAGTAACATTAGGTAAATATTTTAAACAATCCACAGATGCTATATCATTAGAGTTCTTTCTCATAATATCATGATTGCCTACAATAATATGAATGTCTGGGAATATCTTTCCTAATTCTTCAAATACTCTAATTGCTAAATCTTGTGCTGCTAGGTTAACGCTTTGGCGATTATCAAATACATCTCCTAGATGATATAGAACATCACCTTCTTTATATTCCTTTTTTACTAAAGGTATAAAAAAATTAAAAAAGTAATCTTCAATAATATTTAACCATAATACAGAATTTGATCTACATCCTAAATGTGAATCACTTACCATCCAAACTCTTGCCATATTAAAATAATTTTCTTATTTTTCTTTTTTCTAGGATATTGTACTTATCGTCTAATTCTTTAATAAGTTCATCCTTGTATTTGTTAGAAAGTGAATTATAAAACTTGTTGGAAAATACATCAAAATAATCTGATATGACACTAAATAAATCAACTCTTGTATAACCGTCCCCTATCTTTTCTATGATATGAGAATATACCCTATTGATTTGTACCTTATTTAATTTCTTAATAACTCCTTCTGGTGTTGCTTCATTTAAATGTTCAAATTCGCTACCTTTAATAATTTTATCAATCTTTTTTATTAAAAGTTCATAATGCATTTTATCATCAGGGTCCATACTATCACCATAAGTTGCAGCTACAGTAAAGTTTACTTTGTTTTCGGTTATATCCTGATCACCATAAGTATTATTAAAGATTTTATCTTTATCTGCTAATTTTGGTGGAATTGGTTTTCCGTTTTCATCTAATTTAGGTTTTTTCTTTTTACCCCACATATATTCTATTCTATTTTAATTTATATCATCAGTTTCAGTAAGTCTCATGTGATCATAATCAATATTAAATCTACATCGAGTACCCTTACCTTGACCATCTCTAATTTTTAATACCTTTAACCAGTATTCTCTATTCGCATGCATCATTGAATCTTGAATCAACGCATACATAACATCAGCAGTATGCGCAAGACCAGCAGATTCAGCAATGTTTTCCATTCTTACTTCAGTGGCATCCCATGCACCACGGTTAATCTGTGTGGCTGAAATTACTAACATATCTCTCTTAACGGCTAATGCCCTGAGATCTTCAGCAATTTGTTTTATTTTCATATAAGTATTTTCAGTATTAGGATTTCTATAATTTGCAAGAATGTTAATATAATCAACAACTAATACATTTACTTTATGATCTTGTGCTTCTTCTAAATCTTTTAAGTATGCTTCTATATCTAAAACAGTACCTTGTGAAGTTGGCATTTCCTTTACAAAAAGTTTACCAGGTGGTAATAATCCTCGAGATATTTTCTCAAGGCGCCTTTTCATAAAATCTCTATTGCCAGTTTTCTCATCATACTGTGGCATTGGAATACTTAATAAATTAGAACCTATTCTTTTTAATACCTTTTGTGCCGACATTTCAGCAGTGATAAAAACTACATTATGTCCCATCCTAACAAAGTTAGCAGCATCATTGGCTAACCATATAGATTTACCGATATTCTGTTCACCTGCATAAACTATTAAAGATTTTGTATCATAACCACCACCTGATACATTATCTATAAAAGTCCACCCTGTTTCTATTTTCTTTGATGTTCTCTGTACGTGATCTTCCGGTTTAAAAAAGTCTAATCCAATATCAGTATCAAAGTTTAATGATCCTTCAGTAGAGATCATACCAATAGCACGAGTTACTACATCCTCAACATTTTCTGGTGATACATCTTGAGTTTTTACATATTCAATAGTTCTTACTAATTGTTTATCAAAATGTTTCCATTTAACCCATGATTCACCAGTTCTTTTTAACCAATCCTGATCATATTCATTAATGTTAATATCATAAACACTTGATACTATGCTATCAGGAATTTCATTAGGATCATCTTTGATAAGAGCCTTCATTTGTTCTCTTGAAGGGCTTTCACCAAAATCAGTATAAAACTTTTTTGATAATTTTGCTATATGATCTAAATCATTGTTTGAAAAGAATCCTGGACCAGTACTTTTTAAGTAATGTGGCTTCTTAAGAAAATAATTAAAAAATATTTTTTCGTGGTCTGTACTAGAATTCATCTTTGTTTATTTTTATATGGCAAAAGCTATATTTAGTTTACTCGTAAGGGTTTATGATGACTTCATATGTAGTATAAGCAGAGTTAGATAATGATACTTTAATAATTTTATCATTTCTAAGTTTCATGATTATTGCATTAGCCTTTTCATCATCTAGGCTATATTTTTTCTTTAAGGATACATTAGTGAATTTAATTTCTTGTGCAACCTTTCCGCAATAATCTCGTATTAGTTCATATATAATATCCTCAGCATCTGGATAGCTTGGTAATGTTGTATGATTTCCTAATACGTGCTTTACTTTAAGTTTTGCAGTATTAAGATTTTTCGGTAACATCGGCTTCTAGCATTTCGGTTAAATTCTCAACATCAATTTCATCACCATATTTAAATTTAGCGGCAACTATAGGTTCTAATGATTTTAATACATCATCGGTTAAAACTTCAGGTGTAAATAATTGATTAAGATCAACAGTATCATTAAGGTGTTTTACACAAATCTTTCTAGCCGTTGCTGCCGGTTGAAAATAAATAGTAATTTCTTTATCGTCCTTTGTATAAGTATGCTCTCTACACTCAGCCTTACCTATATCAGTTAATTTATTAAAAGCATTTGCATTAATAAACCTTCCTCTCTCAACTCCGCATGTATCCCAACTAATATATTCTTCTAATCCAATATAAGGATTCATACCTTTATTAAAAGAAATATGGAATTTAATATTAGTAGGTTTTGCAAATCTGTTTTTATTTGGTTTTGCTGTAACAATAATGCCGGTTTGTTCTATACCTTCTTTTAGTTTAGCTTTACCTAAAAATAGAATAATAGAAGCAGCATACTCAGGACCGGTCCCACCACCACCAACTTGCCTTGAAAATAAATCTTGCGTTTGGTAAGTATGATTAGTAAATAAGAAAGGTATTTTACATATACCAAATTGCGTCATAATGATTCGGAATGTAGATTTTAGAAGTTTAGCTCTTGTCATATCAGCTTTACTACTTCCAGTTTTAGCATCATCAATTTCTTTTTGAGTTGCCAAGTTACCTGCAGAATCTAACACTACCATAATTTTAGGTAGAGCAATACCTTTTGCCTTCTGTTCAATTAGCACGTCAGTAATTGCAGTTACTGAGGTTCTAAATTCTTGAACAGTATTACATGGCTCATATCGGAATTTAGTTGGATCAATTCCAAACTTTTCTACTAAGGTTTTATCTACAGCATTTTCAGAATCATAAAATACAATACTATATCCTTGTGCTTGTGCTTGTTTAATTGCGTTTAAGATAAGATAAGTTTTACCTGTTCCAGATGGCCCAGCTAATGCAACTGCCCTATTATTAGGATAACCACCAAATAGAGAACCTGTTAAACATGCGTTAAGATGCCAATTTCCTGTTGGTATATAATGATCTATTTCTGAAATAGTCGATTTATCTAATGTCTCTCCGTATGTGGAGTGCTTTGACATTTCTTTGTTTAAATCTGCGAATGAAAATTCTTTTGCCATAGTTGTTTTATTTTATTATTATATAGAGGATATGAGGTTTGTTTAAATATTCTTTTTAATATTCCATTTGTCTGCGTGGTATGAAAGCCATGGATAGTCTGCCCCTTGATTAACCGAATCCTGTAGCAATTTAAACTTAGCATCATACTTTCCATCATAACTTGAAAACAGAATGTATTGAAATTCTAAATCTTTATCAGAATACGATGAATGTTCAGTCATAGGTAATCCTTTCTTTTTAGCTTTCATTCCTATGCTTGCAAAATAATATGCTTTATTTGGTTGATTTCTCCATGAATACCATCTTGATAATGCCAAATAAGCTTCCGGTCTTTCAGGATCATGTTCAATAGTTTTCATCCACATTAATTCTTCGGCATTATCTCGCCGTCCTAGGCCGGATAAACAATTGGCCATTTGATATACTGCTTGGTAAATTATATTTTCATCAGTTGAATATTCAGCAGCCCTGGAATAAAACCCTAATGCAGAAGAACACTGGCCTTTACTAAAATACCACTCGGCTAAATTAAATGCAGTTAATCCATTATGAGGATCATTTATAAAGTTTGTAATAGCATTTTCTTTGTATGTGACTACTGTTTCCTCGGGCATATAACCGCCAATTAAAAAATCGAATACTGATGTTGGTAGCTTTAAGATGTATGAAGAATGATCTTGGAAGCCGAACGGTATTAAAAAATTACCGTCTTCTAATCCTATACCGCATGTAAATTCAACTTGCCCTGTCATAAAATTAAAAGTATCACTCATTTTTATGATATTCCAATTATCATCCCAGCAAACAATTCTGTGATGGTATACAGCATCTTTCTTTTCATCTATGTCATACCAAAGATCACATTCATGAATTATAGCAACCCACATGTTTTTATACCTAATTACATTAGATGATCCCCGCATATCTCTTGGTGTATCAAACCCAGGGTTGGTATTCATAGCAACAATTTCAGTTGTACCATCATTAGGATTAGTCTTAACCACCTCTGTTGGGTTAGTCCATTTAACGTAATGATATGGTAAATCATTAATAGGCATCCAATTCTTTTCACAATAAGATCCCCCTTCGGCATTAGATTTGCCATCAGGTGTAGATATTCTTTGTCGCTGCGTTTCTTTCCAATTACAGCATCCTGATTTTTTAACCGTGGATAGTTCCATCCGACCTTCACCATTAGGTGTAGTATCTCTACGTACTCCAGTTTGGTATAGAGTGTTATCCCAATGAGCTAACCTAACATCTTCAAGACCTATAAATTCCCAAATAGGAGTTACGTCTAATTTACTAGTATCAACCTTATTCCAACTTGTCATAGTTAAGTTGTCAGTGTTAAGTTCGCAAATGTAATTTGTAGTTCTTAGAGTTATATCATCCTCAGGATTAAAATACACCAAAGGCCCCCAGGGTGAAGGGAACTTTTGATCTTTTTCTGAATGAAATAGTGCATATGCAACTCTTCTAATATTTAATAGCCATTTACCGTCAACGTTAATGATGTTTCCGTTTGTTAAACCATCGCCACCAGTTTCATGAGATGGAATAACTAAAGGTCTTATATCACCACCAGATTGTAATGCAAGTTTACATATATTTATAATCTTTGTTTGTTCTTTTAGATTTTCTAATCTCTTCTCCATATTTAATTTTTATTTTAAAATAAACTTGTTGTGTAAATCAAGTTTCTATTAAATCCTTTAAAACCCATTGCAGTTACAACTCGGTTAATTGGATCTAATATAGTTTTTTCAAATTGCCTATCATAATCAATCTTAGGCGCAAATTCATAAGGATAATCACCTGGGGCAAATGCAAATACATCACATGAAGTATCATTTGAAAAATACATTTTACATTTTTCACCATTTCCTAACGGTTGATATTTTCCTTTAAGTCCAGAATTATTTAAAAGGTAATTATGATAACCTGCAGATCTTACACCGATTGGGCATTTAGATGCAATTTCAAAATTTTCATAATCATTCACAATATACTTTTGATAATTATTTACCTTTCGTGAGAAACAGATTTGATCAACATTTGCTAATCTAAATTGTCTTTTTATATCTTTAAGTAATGCAGCAAAGTCTCCCATGTCTAATTCGCTAACCGAGAATATGTATGTTAGTAATTCCTTTAGTTTTTCTCTAGCAAAAATTGGAGTAGATGACTGTATAATTTCAAATCCTTTAGAACTAATTTTAGAAAGATCATCATAATGAATATCCGGATCCTTCCAAACAATATTCTGCATGTATTTTTTCTTAGCCAACCATATTGCATTCTTGGCAATACTTTCTAATTCAAATGATAAAAAGTTTTCTGCATTATTATTATCAGCATAAACTTGTAGAATTTTTTCTATATAAGATTTAAGTCTTACTTCATATAGCTTTAAAATGAATTCTTTTTCATCGCCTTCCCACCCCTCGCATTTTTTAATCAGTTCCTCAAACTTTACATATACTGAATCTGTATCAATATAAATACCAACAGGTTTTTCAATTTTACCAGTTACGGTTATTCCCATAGCTTCATGAGCTGATTTATCTTTATGCCAATATTCTTTAAAATATTTGTTAACTAAATCTTCAGTGTAAAGAATTGCATCTTTACCTTGGAGAGTAATGGTTTCTGCAATATCAACATTGAAGAAATAAAAGTAAGGATTACCAAATGCACCATAAATAGAGTTAAGCATTAATTTTACAGCCTGTTCATAATTGTAAAATTTTGAAGCCTCCTCGTTAATTTTTTGTAATTCCTCTGTCATTTTTTATTTTTTATATGGTAAAGTTATACTTAGTTTAAACATTATCTTCATGCCATCTTTCTCCGTATTGATTGTATTGTTGATCGTATGGGTAATTACTCCAATTATTATTTGGACATGATAAATCAATACCGGTTTTTGGAAAGGATTTAAAAACCTTAGGTGTTAAATCATTACTTATGTTTAATGCTTCATAATAATTAGGAGCACCATCATGTACATATTCTTTAGGGTTAGATAAAAATGCATTTACCGTTGGATCAAATTTAGCTATATAATTTAAAGCTATCCTTGTCTCAGTTCTTATTAACGGCATACTATAATTTTCTTCTGGTGGTTGTTCATAAAATATCCATGAGATGTTGTGCTTTTTTACCATTTCGGAAGGTGGATGTATAGGATCAGTTAAAATCCAATCAACACCTTTCTTATTAATAACATCAACTATATCATCATCACGATTATCTAGTCTTTGATAGATATCATATTCATCTAAAGGTAAACTGAATAAATCAATTAAGTCATTTTTATTACCCCAAAAAATATGATCTCTAGGATGAAATGGTAAATGAGAAAAATTACCAGCTACACAGATTCTATTACATGGCTTAGATGAATCATCTAAAAAAGAAACTTCTTTATCAGAGTTTTGATTATAAAAGTCATACATAGCCTTCATAGAATCCAAAGTATACTTTTGATCATTTCTCATTTTTACAACAAAATCTGTAGTTGCAGCCTTTACGCCTGCCAAAGAAGATATAATTTGCAGATTTTCATTACCGCTACCGATAGGTTTAACTTTATCGGTAGCAATGAATTTTATCTGTTTATGAATTAATCTTTCTTTAGTATCGGAGGTGTGATGAGAAATAATTATATTATTGACAAAGCTTAATGATAAGTAATGTAAGGCAATCTCATCAACATAATCATTATATGGACCTTGTAATACAATGTCAATTTTTTCCATCAACACAATAGTATTTAATCTTCGTCTGTTATAGCAACAGCAACAGTTAAGTGTGTATTAGTATCAAGAGATTTAAATACTACTTTATTTTCACAAACACTTACTTTATAATTTTCCTTATCTAAAAGATTAATATACTTTTTATAAATAACAACCTTTGCACCTTTTTCTACATTTGAATCATAAGAATGACATAATGTAGCGTCATAAGATGTACCTTTAATATTAATTCCTTTTTCTCCAATATAAAGAGTAAAGATATCTTCGTCTTTATCAAGGTTAAATAATGATTTCATTTTATCTACATGAGTTGTAAGTAAATCAAAATCAAACATTTTAGAATCAGTACCGAATGCTCTATCAGTTTCTTCTTTACTCATTTCCATAAATGATAATGAAGGATCGGTACATGCCAAATTAATTTGTAGATCTTCATTTTCTAAAATAAAATCACTTGCCATTAATTCTCCATCGTATTCAGTATACTTAATGCGACCTTTTACATCACCATTAAAATGGCTTAATGCATCAATAACTTTACTACCATTGTAAAAACTTACTTTTACTGGTTCTTTAATATCAGCGTCAAAGATATCAGAAGTTGGGGTGTTAACCAATTTTACAGCATCTCTCTCTGGAAAATACACTGAAGATACTGTACCTTCTTTTGCTATTTTCATAAAGATGAATTTGTCAATTGGAAGTAATTTGCGAACGAATGAACTTAGTTCATAACCGTCAATTTTGTTAATAGTTGTTTCCATTTAAAAATTTATTTGTTTATTATTATATTGATTATTGTTACTTAGTTTAAGCTAAAATACAGACTTAGTTGTAAAATCTGATTCTAAGTTGAATCCGGTTTTTTGTACACTCTTAAATGAAGGTGGAACCCAATCTTTATTATATAGAATATCTTTTAATTCATATTTAGCTTCATAGACAAACCCATACCTCCATTCAAGACCAGGTAAAAAATCATTGAGCCATAATGCTTTTTTAGTTCCTATTGCATAATGAATAATTGATGGTACAACTACTTTAAGGTATTTGTCAGGTGGAGTACCAGCCTTCATCATCTTATCTCTATTTTGCATTAGCCTCAAGTCTTTACTTTCTGTAAATTTAACTTTTCTACCTTCTGCTAAATACCTATGTATATTGAAATGATGGAATCTTTGTTCTACGGTCCAGCTGGTATATCCAGTAAAATTAAAATACTGATGATGAATAAAGGAATGCTTCATAAATCTTTCAAAGTAATATTCTAGTTTAGGATCTTCTCCATAAATTATATTTCCTGCATTTATTGAAAGTGCATTTAATTCTTCTAAAGTAAAATTTGATTCAAATATTTCATTGAAGGCAGCCACTACTTCATGCTTATCTTTATTTCTAATATAAAATAAATTTTCCTTTTTAATACCGAACTCTTCATACTCCTCCCACATATAGCTAATGTCATTTAAAATAAACACATCGTCATCGGACACAAGAGTTCTCTTAACTCCAAATTTTTCTTTTAGATAAATAGGCATTAAGATTTTAAATAAGCAACCATGGCTTAATAAGAATTCTTTTGCCTTACCTTCATATCCATGTTTTTCTATATAGTAATCATAGAGGTCATTTAAAATAATAATTTTTGCATTTTTAAAAATGTCTAAATCATGTTCTTTAAAGATACCTTTAAGTTTATCCAAATCTATTTTGCTATCATCTACAAATAGGTAAATATCAAAGTTTTCTTTTATACCTTTAGGGTAATAGCTACATAGGATGTTTGTAAATTCAAGGCTTGATACTCCTATCGCTAACGCATTATCTTTCATAGTTATTAAAATTAAATTATACTTTTTACTTTATACTTCTTTTTAGGTTCTGTTCCAATTTCAGTGGAGTCAATAATTTTATGATTCGTATTGTCTTGCTTTAGAAAAGTATAATTAGTCATCTTAGCTTCTCCTCTACAAAACTTCTTTACTTCATCAGCCATATCCATCGCAGTAGTCACTGGTACATTTTGTGCAATATGATTTACTTGTTTTGGATTTTCAATACCGAAGTCTAGTGGTAGTCCCATTAAGTGCAGCATCTCTCTTACATTGAGGTATCTATTTTCTATAGGATGAACTCCGTTAAACATGTTTCTACCAATAAGAGCAGAAAAGGAATCATGAAAGAAGTGTGGTGATGCATCCCAATATCCTAACCCTTGGCTTGTTTTATATTGCTGATGTTCTAACATATCAATAAAGGTCTTGGTAGATTTTTTATTTGAAAATCCTCTTTTTGGATAATGCTTCTCTAACCACTTAATACAGTCAGGTATTAATTCATTTTTTTCTAAATATTGAGCAATAGTACCTTTCTTAAATTTAGCAGCAAATTCAGAATGAGTTAAACCTTCTTTTTCTAAAACATATTCATAAGGTTTAAAATGGTCTGTAACCTTTCCTTCAACCATAAACATATCTTGATGAGTAGCATCTTCTGGTATTTCATTAAGATAATCAATAAGATTTTTCTTTTCTCTAAACTTCCAACTTAACATAGGAACTGTTGGAGTATTCCAAAAGAAATAAAAGGTTCTCATTCTTCTTTGTGGTATTCCATGCAATTCAGTATTAGTTTTAATTAACGAAAAACTATATCCGTATTTTTCACCAATAGCTTTTAATCTATCAACTACACCTTCTCCCATCTTAGTAAAAAGACCAGGCGCATTTTCACCCCAAAGAACTTTAGGCTTTACATTTTCTAAAATATACTCTGATGAATTATACATCCATTGATTCTGTGTTGCACCAGATCCTCGAGATGCAGCACTACCTTTCGCAGAATTTAATTGTGATAAACCTGCACAAGGACATACTGAATTTACATAGTCAACTTCATTAAAAGTTTGTTTAGGTATATCTAAGTCTTCGTGGTCTAATCTATACATAGGTACTTCTGGCCAATACTTTTCAATATGACTTTCATTAGCGGCAAATGCATCATAACTTAAATGAAATGCCGGCTCATTACCTGCAGATTTTTTACATCCTATTGCACTACCTCCAATAAGTGGAATTATAGTACCCCATTTTAACTCTTTTTCCATATTTATATTTTTACTTTTTCAATTTCTAAATCTTCCATAAATGTTAGAGGATCAATTGTACCTTGTTTAATCTCTTCTTCTAAGTAAACAATAGTTTCTTTAATAGTATCTCTAATATCTTTTTTAGGTTCCCATCCCATTGATTTAGCTTTAGAAATATCTCCTCTGATATTTAGAGCTTCACCTGCAATTGGATCATAATGATCAAAAGGTACTTCACCTACTTCCATGATTTCCCCAATCATATTTTTAAGATCCATTAAATTTGTCATTTTTCCAGTTCCTAAATTAAAAGTTTGGTTTGCAGTGTCTTCATTTTCCATACAAAGAATATGAAATGCATTAACATCAGATACATCAATATAATCTCTCGCCTTCATATAATCACCAAACACAATAGGGTTATGATTACCTTTAATTCTTAAAATAAATCCGGCAAACACTGGAGGTATAGTTCTATTATAATCCTGCAGTGGCCCAGCAACATTAAAGTATCTTAATGCAGTATAATTTAATCCTTTGGTTCTCTGATATGATTCTGCTAATAATGCCAAGCATGCTTTTGTTGTAGAATAAATTGTAGTAGGATCTGATTGTGTTTCATTAAACCCAGCTTCTGGCATTTCACAGTTTTCATACACAGCAGAAGTTTCGCTAAAAATGATTCTTTTTACATTAGCCTTTACACAGCCATTCATTACATTAATACTTCCTAGAATATTATTATCAACAGCTTCATACGGATCTTCATGACAGTCATAAATAGAAACTAAACCTGCAAAGTGATAAACATAATCAGGAGAAAATTCTTGAATAATGTTTTCTACATATTGATTTCTAATATCTACTTTATGAAAATTTTCTATTTGGTCATGTACCTTTGGTATATAAGTACCGTGTTCCATATTGTCAATAACGGCAATACATTTAGGGTTATGACCTCTATTTAATAAATCGTTAATAAAATTTGTACCAACGAACCCAGCACCACCGGTGACTAGGATTTTTGTTTCGGAATTATACATTTATTGTTTCAGTTTTTGTTACAAGTTCATAAGCTTCCCAGATTTTGTTATCTACATGTTCTCCGGTATAATAAGAATCTTTAAGATACTTTTCTTGGAGATTGTAAAATAATTTCTTATAATGCTCTGGGTTTGCATTTAAGAATTCAATTTTCTTTTTAAGATCTTCTGGTGATTTACATCTAATGAAGTGACCTTCAGGAAACACATTAAAGTCAGTGTCGTAAGATGGGTGTAAGAAAGGTATTATACCATAATGCAACATTTCCGCATATTTAGAAGTGACCATACCTTCTTTAATAGGAACACAGAATGTATATTTGGTACTGAGTAGTTCATCAGTCATTGTTTCAATCCTGGTTTCACCTTTAAACCATTTAGGATATTTTTCCTTAATCTCATCGTCCCATTTTCCATAAATATCAGTTTCAATATTTTGATCTACAATGTACTCTTTTACTGGATCCCATCGGTCCATTCCACCTGATCCTTTACCTTGATTCTGTAGCATCATAAATGAATCAGTCTTCTTCATTTTAAATAATTCATCGGTATTATATCTTTTCTTATCTAATAAGAATACTGTTTCAATACCGGAATATTCATAAGTTGATGTAATAGTCTTAACATCTCTTAGTGGTGGATTGCAGAAATATTGCTCTTCTTTAGTAAAGGTATTTTGTGCCAAGTAATAAGTTGGTCTATTATTAATTCCCCAATCCTTACATGCAAGAACGTATCGGTTATCAACAAGTAAACCTACAATAGGAACTTTCTTTTCCAACTCATTCATCGATTTAATAATAGGAGCTGCATAATACTTAAAGAAGTCTAATGATTTAACTTGACCAGTACCATCTTTCTTATTAATATATTCTGGAATATTAACGGTACTTGTTGGACCAGTATAAAAGAAAATAAAATCTAAATCTAAACCTTGAATAATTTCAACAGTTTCATCCGTAGACTTTCTCTCTTTCATAGTTGAATGAAACTCCTTAATATTATTAGGAACTATTGGATCATCAGTAGGTGGAGGTCCAAATAATGAAGCTACTTTAGGTTTTTGTTTTGCTCTAAACTTACCTAAATCATTTGGGCTTAATAACCAATATTCAATATTAGGGTTTCGGTTTGCAATTGAGCAAATTAATTGCTTAGGTTCACAATCTCCACCGATTGCACTCCAACTGTTTTCGTTAAACTTTATGGCTTTACCTAATTTAAAAAAACCAATCTTTTTTACATTCTCTTTCATATTAACAATTTTGAATAATATCTTCTATTACTTGTTTATCTTGTTCGTATGTTAAATCATACCAACATATATTTAATTCTTCAAATTTCAAATTATCCATCGAGTTTATAAGATGAGTAATTTCATATTCATTTCTATTTGATAATTTAATACTGCTTAAGTTATCAAAAGCCTCTTTACCAAATATCATATATCCACAAAAATATCTACCGCTCACTACACCATGAGGCTTTTCAATAACTACATCCTCTAGGATAGTAGCAAGTTGTAAATTTCTTGCTCTAGTTTCATAATCTTTATAAGTAACAACAGTGTTATTTGGATCATGGTATTCTAAACCAATATTACCTTGATAATAATTGTCACCAAAGAGACATAAGAAAGGTTCATAAAATTTACCTTCCCATGCTTTAATTGCAGCTCCCGGTCCATATTCATCATCTTTTTGGAATTCATAACAAATGTTTATCTTTTCTTTATACTTAGATAAGCTTTCAATAATAGGATGAGATAACTTTGTATTCCTATTCTTAAAAAAGAAGTCAGATTTGCTTATAGTAACATATGCATCCTCTATTCCATTCTCAATACAGAATTCAATACAGTACTGAATTGTTGATTTTCCTAAAATTGGATCTATAAGTTTATTTGATCCATACCTAGTAGACCTTCCGGCTGCTAAGATTATTGCTTTTCTTACTCTGCTCATTTGCTATATTTAATTTCTAATTCGTCAAATAATTCATGGCCTTTTTTAAGGAACATACCAGCTAATTCATATCTTTCATTTAATTCAAAGAAAGGCACTGCACCTAATAAGTGGACCGCTAAAAAGAATTTTAATTGATATTCATCGTACCATTCATACATTATGTTTTCTGCTTCTCTACAGAACTTAAGGTATTTGGAATTCCTTTCATTGTATATATGGGCCTCATATTTCATTACAAAGGATTGCATCAGTTTTCCATAATCATAATAATTCTGTTCTTCAGTACCTCGTGGGTCAATAAAAATAAAATCATTATCATATAAGATATTACTTACCGTTAAATCTCCATGTACAAATCCCCAACCGGATGATGCATTTAATTCACCTTCATATTTATACCCAGTCCTACCTTCTAATTTATCTAAATAAGATCTTACATCTACATCAGCACCATAACCATCAAAGTCATTTATTATATGAATGAGATCGTCTAATTGATCAATTGATTTAATCAAAGGTTGTTCACAGATTTTATCATACCAAGTAGGATGCTTTTTCATTTCAAATGAGGTATCTGAAATAGGCTTAATCTTTATAAAATTAGGATGAGTACAATTTTGTAACCAATCCATTTGTTGTTTAAACTTTATAGGATAAACACCTGCTTCTTTGATAACTTTGTTATCCTGGAGATATACTCTGTCTCCACTATTTCCTACTAAAACTTTACCAGTATGCATTTCATTTTGTTTTTAAGTGCGAATGTTGAATCTACTTCTGAATCACCAACCATTAAAAAATCAGTTGGTTCATATTCAGGAAATGTTTTAAATATTAAATCTGCCATATCAGAATGTGGCTTTTTGTTTAAAACATTATCTCTTGTTACAATTAGATCAAATAAATTATGATTAATATTATGATAAGCCATAATTCTATCTACGTTTTCTCTAGAAGAATTAGATGCTATAATAACCTTATCAAATTGAGAATTTTTAATTACCCATAATAGTAATTGATTAACTTTTGTTTTATAAAGATTTTTAGAAAATATTTCTCTTTTATAATCTTGTGCTAATTCAGATTCCTTTTCTGATAATTGATACTTTTTTAATAGAACATCCATTCCATAATTAATATCCGCCATTATAGTACTTAGCGGTATATCTCGGTTTAAGACTCTTTCTAGTGCATGCCTCCATGAATCTGCGTGGGTTTCTATAGTAGAAACTAAAGTATCGTCAAAATCTAATATTAAGCACCTTTCCATATAATCTGTTTGATTTATTATTATATAGAAGTTTTTAAAAAAGTTTCAAGTATAACAGGACATTATACAAACAAAAAGGACTACCTAGTTAAAGATAGTCCTTTTAAATAGAAGTTATGTAAAATTACATATTGTTCTTTGTCTCTTGGACGTGTAGTCTTACTTCTTGTGCTAAATTTTTAACATCTTGCATTGCTTTTCTAATTCTAACAGCTGCAGCCTTGTTTCCCTTCACATAGAATTTATCTACGTCTTCTCCTACTGATTCAATAAGAGCTTTGATTTCTTCAAATTTTTCCATAATAGTTATTTTTTATTGTTTTAATATATATTCACTTAAAATTTACCTTTTCTGTTTCTGTGATATACAGTCATCTTAGGTATAAACATGTATTTATGTTCTTTGTCTTTTATTGCTTTCATCATTCGTTGAAATAAGTCAACATCACCAGCAATAGTTTTCTTTTGTTTTGGTTCACTTCCTTTTTGTGCTGATGCATCTCGGTATTTAAATTTACCTATTAGCTTAGGACACCATGAAACGGAACTAGCAGCGGTTTGACCAGTTGCATAACCTTTATTATTAATATCTAATTCAGGAGTCGCATCAGGCATCATCATATAACCACCAGAAGAATTAGTAGCATCTATCTTTTTCTTACCTTGTGTAAATACAAATCCTAGGTTAGGAAATTGTGAATATGCTTTTGCTAAAAGCTCTAAATGATTAGGTGCCCATTTGTCATCATGATCTAATCTTGTAACATAATCAAAACCTGCAGATGCTGCCATATCTAATCCTTTATTAACTGCTTTAATTCCTCCGGTTAATCTCTTTTCTTCTGAAGATATATTAGATTCTCTTTCACCAGGTTTAGGTAAATTAAAATATTCATATTGACCAGGCTTAAACATAGAAGATAGTAAATCTTTTAATTCTTGATCTTCTTCATACTTATCACCGACTATAAATAATTTCCAATTTTTAAATTTTTGATTTTTAATAGATCCTAAAGAATCCTTAAGAACATCAACCGAAGACATATGATTTGCTCTTGTCTTATGTACACCTGCATCACTCTTAATTTTATAAGTTGGCATAACTACAGCAAATTTTATATCATTGTTAATCTTGCTAGAGAGATTCTTTTCATTTAAGATTTCAAAGTTTTTATCATCAATAAAAGATTCTAGTAATAAGTAAGTATCATATGACTGTAACATATTGGTTTTCTAATTTTATTATATATTCATTAAATGATATGATATGATAATATTAATTTCTTAGTGTCTCTTATTGAATTAAACATTAAAACATCAATAATTGATAGATGAGATACGAAAGGTTTACCGAATTGGTTGTATGATTTTATTTTATGATCATTAAAAAATAAATTAACATTCTTTGATTTAAAAGTTTCCTTATCATACATATCATTTATTACATTTACATAATTAGAAAAACCTAATGTTTTTGTTATAGATGCTAACCTTTCACATTTTTCTTGACCTTGAGAACCAGGATCAGCCTTTGATGTCCTATCATAATTAATCTCTAAGTTTAAATATTTACATACTGCAACTAAAGAAGATATAGCCATTTCATCAATATGAGTATACTTGCCTAATATAACTTTTTCAATAATTGGAAAAACTTCTTTAAAGTATGGTGCCTTTTTATACGCACCTTCAATACTCTTTATGATTTTTAACCTGCTTTCATTTTCAGATATTTCTATTTGATTTATCTTTTTATTCTGTGATGGTTTGTTTAAAGGAATGGTAAATAAATGATCCTTACCGTTTATAAGAATTCTTTGCCTATGAATCCATCCTCTTTTAATAAAGTTAACATCATCATAAAATAAAATTTTATCAGATGAATTAATTAAACTAAAGTAACCTACATAAGGAAAGATATAAGGTTGCATTATAGCTAACTTCTTACACCTTCTCATTATTATTATTTGATCACCACGAAAATCAATAGTTTCAAATTTTAATAACCTATATAAATTGTAAGCAGGGTTATCTTTATGAACTTCTAAGTCTATAGGTAATTCGGTAGAATTTACAATATCTTTAATAATTTTTTTCGAAAGACCTTTACCTCTATAATCAGGGTGAGTCCAAACCATTGTAATAAAATAACTTTCTTTGTTTTTGTAATAAGCTACATAGGAAATTACTTCACCTTCTTTATTTGTAGTATATTCAACGTGCCCTTTAGATATAACCTTCTTAGACCATTCAACTAAATCCTCAATATGAAAATAAACATTATTCTCAGATTTAAGACTTTCTGATAATATGTTTGCTAAATTCATATATTTGTAATATTAGATATTAACCAATCTAATTCTACTTGACTTCCTGCATCTGATATTGCATTGTCTGGATCTGGGTGAGTTTCAATAAAAGCTCCATCGTATTCAAATATCTTTGCAGCTTGTGAATACTGCTTAGCCAATTTGCGACTTCCTCCAGTTATACCATCCCCAGCCATTTGTGTTGAATGAGTACAATCTAAAATAACTTTATCTGCAAATTGTTTCATTACATCAACTCCTCTAAAATCTACAATAAGTCTGTCATAACCAAAATTAGACCCTCTTTCAGTTACCCATACTTCGCATGTTGGATCTACTTCTTTTATTTTAGTAACTGCATGCTCCATTGCCTCAGCCGATAACCATTGCCCTTTCTTAATATTAATAACATTAAAGTTTTTAGCACATTCAATTAAAAGATCAGTTTGTCTACATAAGAATGCTGGTATTTGAATAACATCTACTACTTCTGATAACGGTAGTGCTTGGCTAGTTTCATGTATATCTGTTACAATTTTAATATTAGGATAATGATGCTTAATAGTTCTCATGATTTCCATTCCTTCTTCTAACCCAGGACCCCTATCAGAATGTATAGAAGTTCTGTTTGCTTTATCAAAAGAACCTTTTAAGTACCAATTTTTATTTCCCATCCAAGCATCCAAAGCTTTTGCTACAGTTAAGAAGTTTTCCTCGTTTTCAATACTACAAGGACCAAGTATATAAGTATAGTCTTTCATAATTTATTTTTATCCGTCACAGCTAATACAGTCTTCCATTGCCTTTTGAGCAATGTCACCTCTTAACACAGATTCAGTTCTCATATAATACAAGGTTTTAATTCCTTGTTTCCATGCTTCTAAATGAACTTGGTTAATCCATTTTGGTGTAGCTTCTTTAGGAAAAGCAAGATTTAAAGATACTGCTTGGTCTACATATTGTTGTCTAACACCTGCTTGTTTTACTAATTCTAATTGATTAATTTCTTTAAAGGTTTTAAATACATCTTTAAATGGAACGCCTTCTTGGTATTGCGGTACATCTTTACATTTCATTAAAATACCTTTTAAGAAACAC